GTCCGTGCAAGGCGATATAGCATATATTTCGTCCCTGACGAGTAGGATAATGTCAGGCTAATAAAAATCTTCTTACTAGGTTGAGCTAGATAACCCAGCGATTCTTGATTTCAGATCGAGAACCAATGACTGGACTCTCTAAGAGCTTAATGTGTGCGGTGATATCTTAATAAGTACGCACTCGCCTCGTAGCAGAAACTCCCCGATTAGGGAGAGGTGCAAGTGGTAATACACTAGCCCCACGTTCCTGGAAGCTGACGTGTAATAAATGCGCTTAGCCGTATCTTTTTTAAATTAGTAACAATGAACCAAAAGTCTATTAACACTAATGATCACGAGGCCGTTGTGCCACAAGCTACTCAAGCTATTTCCGGTTTACACCGAAGATCTGCGGCTGTTGTCCCAGATACAGATGATAAAAATGATACTATTAACACAACTGTTATAGCATGTCATGATAATCCTAGATTTGACGAATTGCTAAAATATATGATAATGACAATTGAAAATGGAGACCTTTTCGATAATTTCTTTAAAAGAGTTTTCTTGCGAAGTTACTCACGATATGTCTTCGGTAGAACTCCAGTGCACTTTAATAAGTGTAGAGGGAGAATTAATACTCCTACTGGAATACATGAGATAATGCTCCTCGGGTCTTTTACCCCAGGGCAGTCTCACATTCTCATCCCAAAAATTTTAAGTTGGATGGAAATCACGTATAGCCCCAGAAGGTTGAATATGATTATAAACGCGTTTTATGTTGCAACTGCACAAGAAATGGCAACTGTAAATGCTTATAATTTACAACCTCAAGGCTTATCTGTTCCTCATAGTTTCAACGAGGAACAGTTTAATCAGGTTATGGGTTTTCTTAAAACCCATATCCCCAGCACTCTTCAACAACAGAGAATGACGAATAAACTTGCCAACTCTGTTGATGGCTTTACCAATATAGGAGAATCTCTGATGGACATTATGTCGGAATTGACTTCAAGCGGTTCAGCCAAAGCTGTAGAAAAACTCCCAGAATCTATCAATAAGGCAGCTGACGCTATTGAATCTATAAAAGACGCTATAATTATCGCTGGCTTAGGCTACGTTGCTTATAAGGTCTATAGTGACCCGTCTAAGAAAAACATAGTTGTAGCTGTACTGTACGTTTCAGGTATAGTAGCCGTAAAAGGCATGGAATGTCTCGGAGAATTTTTGAAGAAGTGTAAACAGGTAGTAATTAACTGCATTGTTTCAGTTTTCAAGGCTTTTTCTTCTAAGGAAAATGATTTGAAGCCTCAAGGATTCGACGATTTGTCAACTTTCTTTACGTTTTTTAATAACTGGCCCTCTAGCTTTATATCTAAATTGACTTCTATATGTCGATTGGCTAAAGATTTACCTGAATTCTTATCTAATGTTTTTGACTTTTTAAAAACATATATAAATAAATTTACTAATAATTATTTCGATCTTGACACTAAAGAAAGAAGTCTCAACAGACTAGATTTGCTTAATCCTATTTTTGAGTCCATTGATAAGGATTATAATTCAGGAGTATTTACTCTAAATTCGCTCAACTATACTAAAGTTTGCGGTCTCTTGTCTGATTATGAATCGGTATTTATGAAGTCAAGTAATGGTAGAGCTAATATGGCTCTTTTCAAGATGCTAGAGCACAAAATTAGAACGATTAAACAAATTAAGAAAGACTTTGAAAGATTCGGTTTCAGTGATGTGTTGGAGCGCCAAGAGCCTGTTGTAGTGGCTTTTATGGGCGCACCCGGTACCAAAAAGACCGCTCTGATGAATCAAGTCAGGACTATTATAGTTCATTCCTACTTCCCAGAACAAGAAGTTAGGGACATGGGTATGAACAATTTAGTTTACAACAGAAATTCAACAGACGATTACTGGTCTGGTTATCCAAGAACCTGCTTCGCATCTAGTCATGATGACTGGGGTAAGGATAGAGATACAGTAAATTCACCAAACAGAGATTTTACAGAGCTTATCCAGATAAGAAACACTGCCGATTTTACTTTAAACATGGCTGATCTCGAAAGTAAGGGTACAGTTAAATATAATGCCAAGTGGACTTTTATATCTACTAATCTAGATCTCACAACCTTTGAACCTGTGTCATTGCACGATCGAAACGCCTTCAAACGAAGATTTGATGTGCTTGTAACTCCTCAATTCAAAGATGATGAAACAAGAGAAAAATATTCCACAGCTCAAGCGGTTGATATTGATCCAGAGGATTATTTGTACAACTGCAAAATTCCTAAGGTTCGCTCAAGGAAAGGTGCAGATGGGGTAGAAGTTTATTATGTGACAAAAGAATACACATTCGTTCAGTTTATGAAACATATTCAAGAATCTTACGCACAGAAAAAAGCGTATCATGAAGCCAACATTTCTAGACATAAGAAGAATATAGAGATGTTGAAAAGCAAATATGCAGCTGAGAGAGATCAGGATTTACCTTTTGATCTATCTGACGATGTTAAGGCTAATCTGGATGCTGTATATAATGACCTTTTCGCACAGGCACCTTCTGATGAAGAATTTGCAGACTGTGAAGAAGGTATTTATACTGAAGAGCAGGTTAGCCCAAATATAAATGAAACTCATACCGCTCCTGTTAGTGAAGCTGCAAAACATTTCCTTGATACAGCGTTTCCTAGAGTTAAGTCACCTTTTGATGACTATTTCACCGATTTCCCTACAGATGCTGAGTTTGATTTACCCACACCTAGAGACATTCATGCTGTTGATGATGAAGTCGCTATGCTTGCTGATTTTGCTGATCTTATCGGGCGTATTTATAATACCAAAACCACTAATGAAAGGTATACACACATACGCGCATTTGAAGACATGTTCGGGGAATTCCAAATCTTACCAGACGAGGAATGTAAGGCAATTATCCATCTATTAAACGATGAGAAGTTATATAAAGTTTATGCTGTTATGTACAATATCTTTACCCGCACTTATGGTCCTCTTCCTTATTCAAGAGTACCTATTCAGTGCCATGGAATGCATAAATTTGTTGCTTTCGTCACTATGTGTGCACATGACATTAGATACGGTGAGTATATGTTCAGAGGTTACCCTTATGAGGTGCGCTTTGCCAATTTGCACGAAATCGATGTTAAGTTTACAGTTCCTGTTTCCAAAAGAATCCTGCAGACTCTCAATACTTTGCGATACAAGTATGTTGACTGGATCGCAAAGCAACCTCCTATGGTTAAACTTGCGTGCAGCTTTGTGATAGGATATACAACAGCAAAAGCGGTTCAAAAATCTATATCTGGTTTAATTACTCTTTGTAAGCTAGCAATTAATTTAATTGTAGATTACATTTGGCCCAACGAGGAACAATCGATAGGAGCCAAACAATTTCATTCAGGTCCCAAGATTACTCGTACCTCAATGTCAGCTCTAAGGAACAAGATGACTGCCCAAGGAGCCGACGTTTCGGCTGGTAAGCAGTATGAGTCTTTGTTAGATTCAAATCTTGCTGAAATGTATGCTGAAGACGATGATTTAGAGATGTTTGTAGGAAATGTTTTGTTCTTAGATTCAGAACATATCATAATTCCTCAACATTACTTTCATAATATTCAGCAGAAGTATAAGATCAATGGTGAAGACATGGAGTCTTCTTGTATGATAAGATTTCAGAAGAAGAAGTACAAAGCCAGGGACGACGAAGATGTTACTAACATTAAAACAATGACATCTACTGAGTTTATTCAGTGTACTGAGGATTTTCCTTTCCCCGATACTCATCTGCTCATGTGCAAGATATCACAAAAGGTGCGAACTTTTAAAGATATATTACCTTGCTTTGTTCAAGACAAAGACATAGCGATCATTTCTAATCGCGATTCTACTATTTCTATGGCAGTACGCTCAGATGATTTTCGTATCTCTTCGTCTACTGTGACTATAGCCCAATTAGCCCATAAGGAGCTACGTTTAGCCAAGGCTTTATATTATTGTATAGACACAGGCAGTGGAGATTGCGGTGTCCCGATATATATACGCAATCGGTTATTGCAGAAGCGACGATTAGCTGGTGTTCATGTTTTTGGACACCCAAAAGGATCTCTTGTTTTAGAAGGAGTTGCTACTCTTATTACGCAAGAGATGCTGACAATGGCGAAAACCGAATGCGCCCGTCTCATTGAAGAACTGGAGAAATTGTCTCTTGAGGAACAAGGCGCAAAGCTTAGTCATTCTCCTTATGCTATATCTAAGCTGAAACTTTCTGTATTGGCAACACGTTCTGATGCATTGCCTCCACCTACTAAAGTTCCTTCTAAGACAATGCCTAATAAAGAAACTGGTCAAGATCCATACGTTAAAGCGTTAGCCAATTATTATATTAGAGACACTGATATAGATGAGAGAGTTATGCGGGTAGCAAAAGACGATATGAATTCGTTTTTATGTTCCAAATCTTGGAAGCCGCACTGTGAGGTGCTTACCTTTGATACAGCAGTGTACGGTGATCCTAACAATGACTTGCTTAAATCAATACCGCGCAATACTTCAGCAGGTTTTCCGTGGAAATACGAATACAGAGGTATAAAGCAAGAACTATTGGCAGAAGACGCTAAGCGGGATAAAACTAATCCAGCT